CGGCCCCTGCACTTGCACTTGCAGCCGTTTCCCAATAGTGCGATCCAGCGTTTTGATAATATTTAGAGCCTACTCCAGCGTTTCGTGCGATATAAGAAGACCCATTAAAATAACTGTTGTCGCTCATCGCTACGAGCGTGTTGCCTGACTTAGTTCCCCAAAACGATCCAGCAGAGCCTACGTCTAACCCTACAACGGTTGTTCCCCACGCACTAGGAACCACACCAATACCCAAATTCCCGCTGGCGTCGATTTGCGCTTTATCAAATGCTGCTGTATACCCACCGACTCTGAATTTAAGCGCACCACCACTTGCTACAAACGTGCCGCCAACGCCTTGCTCGACACCTATTGATATCTTGTCCGTTGCATTAGATTGTACCGCAAGTGAAACATTGCCCACGTTTGAGAAAAGGTTTTGACCTGCGGCTGTCGAGTTTACATTACCACCAAAAGTAGCAGCGCCTGTGGTGCCGTCTATTGTCAGGCGGGGAACTAGGTTTGTTTCAAACACCATAGGTAATGCGGCATTATTAGCAAATCGAGTACCTGTGGTGTTGTGCTCCATGTACAAGCCAGACCCAGCATTGGCAGCGACTAAAAAGATTCCATCCCCGTCCGCAATCTGACCGATGTTAAGTGTACCAACCGATGACGTTATATTGATGTCTACTTTGCCACCAAAAGTCGCAGCGCCAGTCGTACTCAGCGTAGTAGCCGCGACACTAGCGGGAGTGGTTGCGCCTATTGTCGTGCCGTCTATTGTGCCTGCGTTGATGTCTATAGTAGAAGGATTAGTACCTAACTCTACGATAGCACCGCCACTATCCTCTGTAAACAGACGCTTGTCCGTTACGTTTACAGCTAACTCTCCTTGTACCAAATCACCAGCAGTAGGAATAGATGTAGCTGTTGAACTGTTCTTTGTAATTATCTTAGTAGCCATTAATATATCCCACCGTTTAGTGTTCCTGTAGTCATGTTATCTGCATTCAAAGTTGAAGAAGCTGTTAGCTTAGTAGCGAGTGAGTTAGTTACAGTAGTTGAGAAGTTAGCGTCATCACCCAAAGCAGCCGCTAATTCATTTAGAGTATCTAGTGTAGCTGGTGCTGAATCAACTAGATTAGCGATAGCTGTACTTACTTCAGTAGCTGCGTTAGATGCGCTAGTTGCTGCTGCTGATGCGCTTGTAGCCGCTGCTGTCGCACTAGCTGCCGCATTTGTTTCTGAAGAAAGTGCATTAGCTGCACTAGAGGCTGCATTAGTTTCGCTAGTAGCTGCATTCGTTTCGCTAGTGGCTGCGTTAGCCTCACTTAAAGCTGCGTTAGTCTCTGAAGTAGATGCCGCTGTAGCTGAAGTAGAAGCAGAAGAAGCACTAGCCGCAGCATTAGTTTCTGAAGTAGCCGCAGAACTCGCCGAGTTACTTGCATTAGTCTCTGAGGTAGCTGATGCTGTAGAGCTTAAAAAAGAATTTGTTTCTGAGGTGCTTGCAGAAGCAGCAGAAGCAGAAGCATTGTTTTCTGAAATTAAAGCAGCAGCCGCACTAGAAGCTGCGTTAGTTGCTTGAGTAGTTGCTGTTGTAGCACTAGAAGCTGCGTTAGTTTCGCTAGTGGCTGCGTTAGTCTCTGAAGTAGAAGCGGCAGAAGCACTGGCTATTGCGTTAGTTTCTGATGTGGAAGCAGCAGAAGCACTAGCTGTTGCTGATGTGGCACTAGCTGTTGCTGAAGAAGCGTTAGCTGCTGTAGTTACTACGTCAGCAGAAGTACTGATAACGTCATTAGCTGTAGATGCAGCGTCTGCTGCGGTTAGTACTACATTGGCTGCTGTAGTTATTACATCAGCGGCTGTAGAGGCTGCATCTGCGTTTGTAGTTAAGACATCCGCTGCTGTAGAAACAGCGTCTGCATTTGTTAGTGCTTCGTCAGCCGCTGCGCTAGATGCACTAGCTGCTGCTGCGATAGCTGAGGCATTAGCCTCTGTTGCTTTGATTGTTGCTAGTTGGGCTTGTTCCGCTACATAGCTCGCATAAGCGTCTGTACTTGCATCCCCAGCGCCACCTGCTCCTCTGTATAACGGCATAGTACCCTTCCCTTTTAATAAGTATTAGAAAAGTAAAAGGGGGCCATTGCTGACCCCCAGATACAAAGGGTTATTAACCGTTTACTGCGAGTACGAACCCAGCTTCTGGACGTACTACCTTAGTGCCGTACAACATATCAGCAGTATACAGAGTACCGAGAAACTCTTGCTTGTACTGAGTCTGTGAACGAACACCCATCTGCTCCGCAAGGACTGAAGCGTCTTTGTGGATGAACTGAGCACCGCGAACGATACCACCAGCAGCATTCTCAGCGGCTGTTTCGAGGATAGGGCAGTTGCTGGTGACGTAGATATCAACACCATACAAGTTACCCAGCTTACCGTTAACTACAGAACGACCTTCTACGAAGTCAGAAGACACGTAGCGGTTGATGCCCATAATAGCGTTACGGAGTGCAGGAGGAATAACGAAAGAACGATTATCCATAGGGACATCGTTGTCGTCCATGAGCTGGATCAGCTTACGGAAACATTCGTCAGTAAAGACATCAGCAGTTGCTACGGTGTCTACAGCATAAGCCGTAAGGCCGGTAGATGCATCACAGTAGTAAGTAGCTGTGTTAGTCCAATCAGAACCATCACCGTCACCAAAGGATTTACCCAGAGCAAACAGATCATCGTCTACTTGTTTAGCCAAACCATAACCAGCATCGCCGGTGTAGAATTGACGCAAAGATGACAGAGCCTGAGTTTCTGTGATGTCTTCGATGATACGTGAATACTCGTAGTGCTTGTCGATGGTAACAACGACTTCACTCTCTACAGCATTCTGTACGGTTACTGCTTGATTTTCTACCTTAGCACTTGCTGCACCACGGGTAGGGGCTGGGATATGAATAGTATCGCCTTTCTTACCTTTCATCGACATCTTTTTGATGAGTGGAGCTAAGACTAGATTCTTTTGATAAGCAGCAATGATCTCATCACTCCAAATCTCTGGAATGAAAGTTGCTGCGCTTGTGTTGTCTACAAACCCGCCAGTTGCGGGAAATGTTGAAGTAGCCATAATATAGTTCTCTTAATAATAGTTTAGGATTTTACCCTTCCCTCAGAGTACGCCTTCATGATTTCATCTGAAAGCGACGCATATCGTTCTGGGTCGGTTCTCATAAGTTTAATAATGTCTGCTCGTCGATATACTTTTCTAGAAGAGGCTTCAGTACTACCGCTTGCACTGCCAGTAGATGCTTGTCTTACAGCCTTACTTCTAGTTTGTTTCTCAGCAGTTACAGCTTGACTGACTATGCCTTGACGTTCCTTCCAGTTAGTGAAGAGTTCGTCGGCAGCTTCGTAGTCGTACTGCTTATCTGCTTGATAAAATAACTGAGTCCTGATCTTAGAGCCTTGAACCCACTCACCGAACGATGGCGTAGATAGGATATCTGCCATATCTGGGTGTTTCTGCTGTAAAGTTTGTAGAGCGTTGTTCTTTCTTATTTGAGTGTGGAACTGCTCTGCTTGCTTTACTTTAGGGTGGTTATCAATAGCTCTTTGTACTGCCTTCTCAGGATCAGAGAAAAAGTCTATCTCGTCTTCAGTCTCTTCTTGCTGTGTATGATTATTAGCCTGCGCTGGCGTGAGTTGAGTCTGGATGTATTGGTCAACAACTTTTCTTAAGTCTCCAACTTCAGCACTCTGTCGGCCTAAGAGCTTCTCAGCTTCTTGATGCATCCGTACAATATCTTGTACAGACTTTCCTGAGTACTTATCTGGAATACCTTCTTCTTCTTGAATAGGTTCCTCAGTAAACTGAGCCTGTTCTTGATCGTTGTCTTCTTGATCATCTAAACTGTCATCGTCAACAAATGTAGCTGCCATCATTAAACTCCGTACCGTATCGTATTATGGAGGACTATAGTATGGAAGGTCTCAACTAAGAGTTTGTCTTCCTTTCGTGTTTGATCTGTTTCTCCCTGTTCTTAGCCCACTTCATCGTAGCTCCGGGGAAATCCCCTGAAATAGGATCTAGCTTTGTACGAACAGGTGAAATGATCCGTTGTGCTGTTTTAGCACATAAACCGCAAGGATGTTCAGTTACGTCTGAAGAAACAAAACCCTCAGTAACGTGATTGTCTGAACATTGAAAGTCATAGATTAAGCGCATTATGCTTCTTCTGTGTTTTCAGCTTCTTCTTGCTGTTGTCTTAGAGTCTCTAATTGATTCTCTAGATTTAGTAGGTTAGCCAGTATCGTTAACTGTCCCTTCCGATGGAAGAGTTCATCGTTATCTTTTACTGATTCTACTGAGTTGATGTGGTTTGCGTTAGCATTTAAGTCTTTCATCAAATAATCCCAACCCTCAGAAAGAAACAAATCTTTCATTGCGTTGTAGTATTTATCGAACTCTAGTGCTTGAGCATCTTGTTGCATCTGTTTCTCCGAAAGGACAGGGGTTAATGTAATATGTGTACTACAAGTATATTATAACATATTTAAGGAACAAAATCAAGTTTTTTTATTCTTTTTTGCAGCTTCCATTTCCTCCCTAAGAGCAGTTACTTCCTTGTTGATAGCTGCAAAGGCTTTGTTGATCTGATCCATAGCCATTTTAAAGTCTCTATCGTTTACCATTATCTTACTCCGTGAGTTAAACTTGTGGCATCGTAGGCATTTCTTCAGCCTGTGGTTGTTCTGGAGCAGGAGGAGGTGGAGGAGGAGGAGGAGTAGCTGCTCTCTGATTTTGAAGCATTACAGATTGCTCCTTAACCCTTAAGTCCTTCTGCTTCAGTTTAAGATCGGCTATCTTCAACCGACGCTCAAACTCTTTATCGTCTTTAGTACCTACCTGTAGGTTAGACGTAACTGCTTTGATCTTCTGTATCTCAAGCTCCTGTGGTATCGCAGCAGCCTCTGCCTTGATCTTCTCAGCGCGAGCCATAGACTCAGAAGCCTGACCGTTAAGGGCATCAGTCTGTGATTGCTGGAAAGCCATCTGAGCTTGTTGTGCCTGTTGTGCAGCTTGTTGTGCTTCTGGGTTAGGCTGTTGTGCTGCTTGAAGAGTCTTAATGATATCTTCTCTGTTGGAGATATTCATGTTGTTGATTATAGACTCAATCAAAGCAGGATAAGCAGGAGACTCAGGAGACATAGTTTGCATCAACTGGACTAGCTGTGTAACCTCATACTCACGCGCCATGATACCTAAGCTAGAGGAAGCAGAGAACTTATAGTCTGTTGCTTTGTAGGTATCTGGGTCAAACTGCATGTATCTAAACGCAGCCTTCTCAACGAAAGGAATAAGGAATGCTTCCTGAAAGTTAATCAAGGTACGCTTATGACGCTTAATGATAGCCCCTAAGCTCATAGAGATACCAGCAGCAGTTGCTTCACCACTAACTTGACCACCAACACCCGTAGAGTCTACAGCGCCCGTAGAGGTCTGTACCATACGCTGAAGGGCTTCTGCTTGTGCGAAGGTAATTTGACTTACCTGTCCGAAGTTGAATGGGTGGAGGATCTCAGCGGGATTACCGTTGGTTAGCAGGAGCTTGCCCGGAGCAATCTCAGGTCGTGAGCCTCGTGGAATACGGGTAGCGTCCATAGCCATCATAGGATGAACTGTAAGACCTAATGCGTCGATACGTGCTCTGATCTCTGCATCCAGAGCTTTCTGACTGTTGTAGCCCTTCTCACAGATGCCTCTGCCCCAGAAGCGCCCCGGAACTACATCCCACGGGAAAGCTACGATAGGACGATCCTGCATCATGAATGGGTTTTCTTCCGCTTTAAGACAGATACCACCGTTAGCTAAGACAACTATAGCCTCAACGTAGTAGCTATCTTCTTCGCCTTCTTCATCATCTTCCATCTCGTAGTTATCGGTCAGGGAGACTTCTTCTTCGTCGTCCTCTTCTGCTTTTTCTTTGATAGCCTTTTCTAATAGATGACGAGGAACTAAACCGTAGTACTTAGTTAGCCTTACTTTATCGTCTGTGAAGGTAGTTAAGTCTTGATCTGGTTCAATGTCGAAGTCTGGGGTAGCAGTGCCGATGTACGTATCCCTGTAGACACCTGTTTCTTGCAGGATCTCTACGCTGTGTCTAGATACAAACATATCTACAGCAACACCCAAAGCATCGTCTACAGACGTAGCTACAGGATCAATTAGGAAGTTCTGAGGCATAACCGGCTGAAGACGACAAACTGTACGTTCTTTGATCTCAACCCCTACAGCTTGCATCTCTCCATCCATAATGGGTTGAGTAGCTGGAACTCTCTCTTTAACTTCTTCTAAGATTATCTCACCGATGCCGTTACCGAAGACAGCAGCATTAATTAGACACTCAGCTACTGACTTCCTAATTTTAGTCTTACTGAATGACTCATGTAGCTTCTTCCTTAGATACGCTACATCATCCTTCTCTGGATCATCCATATCATCCGTAATGTTAAACCACGTTCCTCTACCGAAGGTAGCCTCTTCCACTTCTGCAACTGAAGACTCTACTGCCTGTTGAAGTGCAGGAGAAATGATCTTAGAACGCTCTGAAGCTCTAGTTACGTCAGCACCATCCCAGATACCCCGCCACAGACGATAATACTCATCGTGCTTCATCCTGTAGTTGGCTTCGTAGTGATCACGCCAGTTATCACATTTAGTGATGACCCAATCAGATAAAGACTCATCTATCATAGAGACTTCTAGTTCGCCTTCATTATAATCTTTCATCTAATATCCTTAGTAGCCTGCTACAGCGTCCATAGCAGTAAATTCATCGTACTCTTCAAAGTTACCTGCATAGACAACCTTAGCTAACTGGTCTATGTACGCAAGTGCATCAATCAAGTCATCGTGTGTTAGAGCATCAGGAAACTGAAACAACTCATCTAAGAACTGAGCGTTCCAGTCTGCTTTCTTAACTGTTACTAGACCATGTTCAAAGCGCCCTTGCAGCGCCCACATGATCCTATCTGTCTTCTTCTGGTTACCGTGAGTTAGTTCTTCCACCCTAAAGAAGAAACTCTGTCTCTTCATCATGTCTGTAAGGGGAGACATCACAGCCTGTTTAGCTATGCCCCTCTCAATTCCAACGCTGATTGGTTTGTAGTCCTTAACAGCCTGAAATATCTTCTTAGCTGTTTCTTCTAGCGTCCACCTCCCATAGATCATATTCTCTATGAACCAACCATCTTCATTAACAAAGACAACAGCAATGGCTGTATTGTCTAAACTAGACTTCTTAGTCTTCTTCTTTCCTACCTCTAAGAAACCAGCAGGGTCGATAGCTATGAAGTAATCCCCAGCTTGTTTAGGCTTATCCTCTGCAAACTTAACCCAATCTTCCTTGAACATTTCTGAACCCATAGCCTCAAAGGATGCCATGAACTCCTGTCTAAAAGCATAGGATGACATAGACTTCTTAGCTGCATTTATTTCCTCTGGGTCTAATAGAGGGTTATCGTAGCTAGTGAAGTGCCACCCAGCGTAAGACGGATCATCGCCTAACGTAGCGTACTTATACAAGTCGTAGAAGTGATTACGACCCATAGGAGTACCGATAAACAAAGCATGACCCTTTTGGTCAGCTAGTGCTGGTCTTAATATTTGTTCCCAAACATCCGGTCTAATGTCTGCGTACTCATCTAAGACTAGAAAGGCTAAGGACACACCTCGCATAGTCTCTGGTCTATCGCCACCCTTGAGGCTTATAGTAGCTCCATTAATTAATTTTATTTGCAGGTTATTGATATGACTAGATGCAATGACTGGACGACCTAACTCCATCAAGGTATCCCACATAATGTCTCTAGCTTGCCCTTGAGTTGGGGCAACGTAGAAGACAGTACCTTTCTTAGTCTGTAGGGCATTAACTATCAACAACCACGCAGCTAGTCTTGATTTGCCTGTACGTCTACCAGCAGCTACTATCTTAAATCTAGCTGGATCTTCCCAGACATCAGTCTGCCACGGAAGTAGTTTGACATCTAAGTCTGTAGTCATTAATACTCTTTAGACTTAGGCTTCGACTTAACTGTAGGCTTCTTCTTAGCGGGTGCTTTAGCTTTCTTCTTTGGTTTAGGTGTTCCGTACATCATTTATTTATTTCCTTTTCCTTTAGGTAAATCTTTAAGACTGTACAAACGCTTAGAAGTTTTACTGTGTTCTTTATTAGTGTGGACAGTACCATTAGGCATTTTGTGGGTATTGCCTTTCCAAAGTTTCCCGTCTTTCGTATAAAGATTCATTAGTATTTCACCTCAATAAGACCAGACAGCAGGGGTAGTAGCTCTAGTATCTACGTGTACAAAGGTCTTAGCTACACCTATACCAGTGAAACCCAACGCAATGGCATGTTTGACGATCAAGAACCTCTGTTCTGCGTTCCTTACTCGTATATCAGCAGCTATTCCTGCTGTATGCTGACCTTTAGAACCTATAGGCTTATTAACTTCTGCACTATGAGAAGGATCCCTATAGCCACTGGTAATGATGAATGGAAAACCACAGAGATCACGTAGGTTGTCTAATCTAGTGACGAATGCTGAGGATATCCTATTGGCGTTAGTCTCCTGACAGGCAAAGTCCTCTGTTTTGAAGTACCTATATTCTTTATTATTAGACATCCTCTACTTCTCCTTCAATAGTAGAACCACCAACAATAGTGGTTTCCCCACCTACACCAGTAATTGAGATAGAAACGCTATTACGACCACCACTGGCTTTATCCTTCTCAAAGTAACTGACTGGAAGCATACGATCCATAACTAACTTCCAAGCTGCTGCTTGATTCTTATGGTCATCATCTAGAGCAGCATCAAATATTGACTCCAAAACCTTATTAGATTTAGGAGATGCTAACATTCTAGCTTTATATTCATTGATAATAGAAGCATCACCCTTAGGACGACCCATTACCGCCCTACTACCTCTAGTCTTACTCTTTACTTCTTGCTTAGGTGGCCTACCCTTCCTCTTAGGAACAGTAGGTATTAGGTCTTCAGGAGTCATGTAGTTGCCTTATGTATAACTTAAGATTACTTGAGAGTAGTAAAGAAAGTAGCTTAGGTTGTTGTTTAGTTATTCTTTTCTTCCTCCTTAGCTTACGCTTATATTATACCATATTTTTACTAATAAAGCAATAGCTAGCCCTTATTTATTTTAATTTAGTATAATTTACTGTCTCCCATAAGGGGTGCAATTCTTAAAGTAATCAATTAGTTGTCTACTAAAAGGGGCTGTGTCCTAATATGATCCCTTTAGTATACTTTACTGTACTTTAGTGTTCCAATTTGGCCTTATTTTGTATAGCGGAGGGTACCAATAATAATACCGATAGCCCTGCCCCCTCCCCGGCCCCAAAATCACACCCCGCTCACTAAGTCAAGCCCTAAACCCCTACTATCACTGGGCTGAATGTCTCCCTATAAGCCAGCGTGATAGTACTAGAGTTGGCATGGTTCTTGCTACTCGATTGATCCAGCGTTAACGATCGGTTTTATCAATGGTACTAGAGTTGGCATGGTTCTTGCATGGGGTAGCATGTAGTCATGTGTCTACATTAGTTGGCATGGTTCTTGCATAGGTACTAGAGTTGGCATGGTTCTTGCTTGTGAATTCAATAGTTGACAAGTGTAGGTTGATTATGGTGCCTATTGCTACTATATCGCTACCCTATGTTGGCACGATACTTGCCTGTATATATTGGTGGTAGACCATCATCACCCAAACTAATTCCCGGCTTTTCTCCGTCAATCAATGCCATCATATAGGTCAACCATCAAAACCGCTCAGATCGCCTCAGATTGCGTCTAAAGAGATGCGCCATTAATAGGCTCAATACTCACCATACCTACATCATCCAAACTAATGACAGCCTATAAGTTTGAAAATATATGTAGACAGTATTGCTAAACACGATACAATCACACACGTACCATCAACAAACAACGGACACACAGACAGACACACAGGAGTACAAAGCATGGCTAGACAGTTGATAGACATCACGATTAAGTCTTCGCACTATGGTGACGGAGAGCAAAAGGTCTGGGTCTGCGAGGATGAGGGAAAGACCTACCTCTCAGGTTTCTTCGGTTGTACTTCAAATTATCCCGACCTGTCTTCCGCTTTACTTGATACAGCTCGCCGTCATGGCTTCGAGCTGATATCCTACTCAGCACCACGCGACCAATAGCAAAAGGAATACAGACATGAAACACGGCACATTAATAAATATGACACTAGAGGAAATCAGTAGAGAGTGTCTACGTCTTGAGGAACTGATCCAAAAGAATAAAAAGTATAAATTTCGTCGTGCTGCGGTATGCGGATTTGTAAGCACACAGAGGCTTTTACAGGATGAGTACCAGCGTAGACTTATTGCCTCGATGCGCGCACTGGTATAAAACCCACGGGCCAGCAATGGCCCACAAGCAAACGAAACGAAAGGAATATGACAATGGATACTACAATTAAAAACACTCTGATTACCCTCGCTATTGCCGACATACAAATACAGCTTGAACTTACGGGCAAGGCCAGCTATAAAGCATTGGC